ATTTATCTTCATTAGTCATTAGAAAATATCTCATAAGGAGATATATTATTAATGATTTGCCTGATGCTGTAGGAGATACTAATAATCCTGATCGAGTTCTTAATCCATGTTCAACAGCTTCTAACTGGTAATCTCTTGGTTCAAATGGTAGATTTAATGGGGCTGCGCATTTAATCCAATCTAATGGAGCAGGGTAATCCATTCCAGGTAAATTATATTTGCTTGGTGGTTCTCTTAATACAGATACAAGTTCTATATCTCTTTCCCTACAAAATAATTTTATATATTTAAATAATCCAGCATATAAAGATTGGTCACGTAAATTAAAGAGGCGAATTTTTCCGTCCCATAATTTATTTTTAAATTGAGGCATGAACTTATAGCCAGGAACATAGAATGTAAAATATTCTGCTAGTTCTTGTATGATACCTTTATCTTCGCAATCAACGTATATGAATGCGTTGTCTTTTACCTTTACAGTTATCAATTCCATATCTATTTAAACACTTGCAACATTGTTTATCATTTTGTATTAATCTTTTATATAAAGACTGCTTATCTTTATATTTATTCTCACTTATATTACGACATATGCATGCGATCATTTGCTTCCTTAGCTAGTTTATGTGCATATTCTAATGCAGTCATTCCATCTGGGTAGATTACATCTAAAGGTTTTGATTTAAGTAATGCTTCTGTTTCTTTTATAAGCTTTTCAAATTTTTGTTTTTCAGCACAAGGTGTTCTTAATCCATTGTTTATATTAATGTAATTCGTAAGTAAGAGCTCTAATGTTTTTCTGCTAAACACCAGCCTCGAAACTCCGCCATTTAATTATGTTACCAATATTTTGGTGTCGCCATCTTATAGTATTCATAATTTCCTCCAGTGTTTCGATAAGAACCTTATCATATTCTAATGCTGCTTGAGCCTTTTGGATATCAGTATCTGAGTCATAATAATAATTCATATCACCTTTCAATGGCTTATTTAATCCACCAAATGGGTCATATTCCCAACCTTTCATATCCATTTCACCTTGACTCAGCTTACCATTATAATATAACCATTTATCTTTCAATAATGTTTTATAATCTAAATCTTTTTTCTTTCTACGCATACGAGTAATTGTAAGTAATTCAAGATACTTACTGTGTAAACGTGCTGTTTTGATAGTGGTATCATCCAACTTCAAATCATCTATTATGGAATCTTCCTTCCACATTTTTAGTACTTCTTCAATATTCATAATATCTAGTTATATCTATAATAGTTATATTATATCATATAATATAGTAAAAGTAAACAGCTTAAATGAATTGGTAATAGGAATAATCGAATGTAACAACCGCAGTAAGATATTCTACATCAGTTGTTGTGATATCAAATGGTAGAGATGAAATACTTGTCGGGTAAGCATCTACAAATTTGATTTGTTTTGTGACGTTATTAGCTGAGTTCATAACAGTAAGTGTCATATCTCTATAATGGTCTGAACTTGTTGTCGTTGAATGATTTGCTTCTACATTTGCTTTCATCCAATCAAAAATTTCTTTATAATTTAAAAGATCTTCATCAATAAGATATGATATTTCAAATGAACCAAATGCTAGTTTATCTCCAGCCCTTCCAACATCAATTGATTTATAATTTAATATAGCACCTTCAGTAGTTACATCTGGTAAGACCATTGTTTGAATAGTAAATTCTGCACCAGAATAGGCTTGGCTATCTAATGTTAAAACAAACGACGATGGATTTAAAAAGTTTGGCATATAGTTATTTATACGAAAAAAAACGGGGCTTTCGCCCCGTTTAGATGTATATTTAGAAAATTACAGATTCATAATCTGACGTTTTCTGTAGTATACGTTAGCTCCAACACCCGCTGTAACAAATGGGTTGTCAGCAAGACCATAACGAGTCTTAAATCCAATTTTTGGTTGGAAGTCATTTTCGCCAATAGTCTTCATCATGCTTAATGGAACATATGGGCAGTAGAACATACCAGCGTCATAAGGATTAGAACCCTTATAACCAACTGTAAAGTAGTCTACGCCTGCATATGGATCGATATACACTTTCATACCGCCAGTCATAGTACCTGCAAGTAATGAACCTGTAGCATCTGAATCAAAGCTATTAGGACCACTTAGGCCTAAACCAGTATCCATCATGCCAGCTGCATTTAATGCTGCTGCAACACCATGAGATACGATAGCCCAGTTACCTTTACCACGACGAGTTGACGTAGCAATGATATTAGCTTCTTTTTCCATAGCAAAAACCATACCTTTGATTCTTTCAATTAACCAACGACCGCCACCATTATCAGCCGTAGCTGTAATGTCTAATTGACCGTCTGCTGCAACTGTTGAAGTTACAGACTTAAGGTTAATATTACGGATGATTTCACGATTCATTTCAGCCAAAATTTCAGTTGAAAGGATGTTCGCAAGTTCAGTTTCCGCAGAAAGACCATGTACTGCTTTAAGGTCTTGAGCTAATTCAATTGTGTATTGAGCTTTAAGAGCACGAGACTTTGCAGTCACAGTAGTCTTATCAATTGAGAAAGCCATTTCGCCGAAAGCATTACCAGTGTTACCCAATGCTTCAGCAGTTGCTGTAGTCATTGCAGAACCTGGAGTATAGTCATCAACTGTATCGTCATCGTCTACTGGAGCAGCTGCGCCGCCTACAGTAGCTGTATCACCAGCAAATGGGTTATTTGTATCAAGTTCTGATGCATTTGCTGTACCCGAGAATCCAGTATCTGCTTCGTCGAATAACGCTTCAGTACCGCCTTGTGTGCTATACTTGCTCTTCATTGCAAAGATTAGACCAGTAGGACCAGTCATTGGCTGTACGCCAACTAAATCGAATGCAAGAAGTGCTGGAGTAGCACGTCTAACTAATGAAATGAGGACAGGGTCCCAACCATCGACATTTGAACCTGCCGGTGCGTGGGAAGCGTTGGCCGCTACCTCGTTTATTTGTGCACTTTCTTGTGCTTGTGCCTTTTCCATGTTTTCAAGAACAACAGCAGTAACTGCACGCTTGTGCGCGTCTTTTATCTGACCACCGTTAGCTTCTGAATCAAGGACAGGAGCCCATTTTTCCTGTAGCATTTGTTGATTAATTTCCATTTTTATATTCTCCTATAAATGGGATTAAGTTCGCGCCATTGCGTCCAAGTATTTCTGCATTTGAGCAGAAACAGCTGGTTTTTCTTCTTGTGAATCCTCAGTAATGCCATCAACTTCTGATGTCTCTACCGCGGCATCTTTATTAAGGTAAGATTCCTTAATTGTAGCTACTTTAGCAGCAAAAGCTTCGTTATCATCAGCTTCAATAGCTTCTGACAATTCAGTTACTTTTGCAGTTTCAGTTGCAGTTAACCCTTCACATGCTTCACTAACTATTTCCTTTCTTTCGAAAGATTTTACTTTTTCTGACAATTCAATAGCTTTTTCAGTAGCATCATTTAATTGAGCTTTAGCATCTTTAGCTTCTTCAGATAGGGAATCTAAAATATCTCCCGCATCGTCAGGAACATTGATGTGATGCTCTTTAAATAGTGTACCTAGTGAAGAAATAAATGATTCTGTGATTTCAGACTTAAGAGAATGCTCAATTGCAACCTCATTGTCTTTCATCCAGTTTTCAACTACATATGTTAAGTAGCCGTCAACCTTATCAACCAAATCTTCTTTAATAGCCTCAACTTCACCTGCTAGATCAGAAGCATATTGCTCTTCTAATTTTGCAGTTTCAGCATTAACTTTAGAAGCTAGTGCAGTTTCAAAAATAGTGGCAGCCTTTTCTTTAAAGCCTTCAGATAATGTATCTTCGTCTTTAATTAAAGCTTCTACGTCTTCCTTAAATTTTCCTTTTTTCTCAGGAATGCCTTCGACTTCATTACCATCATCCGCTTTTTTCTTTTTCTTTGTATTACCCGGAGTAGCTTTGTTATCTTTAGCTGATGTTTTACCACCTTTAAGGTCGCCTTCGCCATCTACTGTTTCGTCAACACTGTCTTCTTCTTCGTCCTCTTCTACGTCAGCTTTCTTAGCTTCTGCTTTCGCTTTAGCCTTTTCTGCTGCTTCAAAGATTTCGTCAAGATCTTCTTTAGACATTTCTGTCAAAGAAGCTTTAATTGCTGATGCTGTACGAGCTGCTGTTAGAGGTGCCTCTGGAATATCATATTCCTCAGCTTCTACTTGCGTATCCTCAACAATAACCTCGTCTACAGTTTCCTCAACAACTTCGTCTTTTTTTACTTCAGACATTGTTTTCTCCTTTAGAGATTATAGTTTAGAGAGGAAATGCTCGAAGCCTGCTGATTGTTGCTCTTCCGAGAAACACTCTTTAGACTCTTTCACTTCTGTCTCACCTTCTTCAATTGTTTGGGTGAAATGACCATGCCCGTCCGATTCCCAACTAACACCTTCCATAATGCCATTAACAAATGCATTAGGTGCAGATGGGTCTTGAACGATATCAATAGTGTTAAGCATGAAGTCATCCCTAACATAATTGGCACCATCTTTCATTTCCAAACTTCCCATACCACGACTTGACACTCCTAGTTGGACACCACCTTCGACAAGACCCTTTACGATCTTACCCATAGGGGTATCTAATATAAGTGCTTTTCCCATCACATTATTACCGTCCCACTTGAGTTCGGTAATTCTGTGAGAAACTTTATCCAAATTAATGGATGGACCCTCGGGGTGATTCAATTCTCCCACCGCTCGGCCTGTAATTACTTGTTCGTTGACAAATTTATCAACAGCTTGAGTAAGAACTTCTCTGGTATAAACTCTACCATTTTTATTCTTATTCTCAGCTTGCATAAAGATACCTTCTAATACGGTATTCTTTTTACCATTTTTTCCTTCTTGGATTGAATATCCAAGTTGGGTGTTTGTATATTCCGCAATTAGTTTCATTTAAGCTCCCATTAAATTTATGAAATCTTTTAAGGCTATTTCTGCAGCTTTTAAAGATTTATGACTATCCATCTTTATACCGTCAATATACAAATTAAATTTATCTGTAATGACTGCTGATGTCTTCTTCTTTCTTCCAAGTTTATTATATTCCTTGGCTACTTTCTCACCTTTAGGGAGCTTTAATTTAGCTTCTAATACTGCATTAAATGAATCTTTAAACGTTTTCATCTGTTGTTACCTCTCCTTCCGGTGTCTCCACCGCAGGTTCCTCTGCAACTGGAGCGTCATTTGATGCTCCATACATCGTTGAAGCAACTTCTTGTTTATGATTATCCAACGCATCAAGGAGTTTATCATGCATAATGCTATTAAAAGCATTATTACTCTTCATTGCGTCGCCCTTTTTTATATTATCAATTAAATTTCTTGTACTCATAGTCTCTCTTTATCTTATTTATAAAATTATTTATTTCCAGTATACTTTTTGTATTACGTTAGGTATACAATAAGTTTATATAGCTGAATTAGCTACATCGACGTTAATATCATCTGGTTTTAATGGATCTTTCTTATTATCCTTCTCAATTTGTTTGATATCATCATCATTTAACTTCAGAATATTACGGCGTATCCAGTCTTTAGACCAGAACATACCAATATATTCGTCCATCATCTGTACCATTTCTATTCTTTCTTTAAGAATTTCTCCATCCTTAAGTTCAGCATAATAATTATCTCTACTGTATTCGATGGTTATACCATCTTTCATGCTAGCCCATTCTTCAATTTTAATAATATTTTTTAATACTAATTGTCTCTTTAATGCTTCATAAAACATATTGGAGAATTTAACACGAATTCTGTTTATAAATTTTTGGAATTTAAGTTCGTCACGAGTAATTTCAGATGAACGTCCAATTGAGAACGCATCTGCTTCTGTTAATCTTGACATTGGTATGTTTAAAGCCTTATATAACTTCTGTTGGAAATACTGTATATCTTCAATTTCTCCTAGGTTTTGTCCACCAGGTAGTGTTGAAATTTCAGTACCTCTTCCACCTTCTCTACGAGGTAACCAAAAATCTTCCATAACATTTCTGTGTATTTTTTCATCTTTAATATTTCCTGTAGTTGGATCGTATACAATCTTATTACGATACCTATTCATTGTATTGTTAAGGTATTCCTCAGCTTTACCTTTAGGGAGATTACCTACATCAATATAAAATATACGTCTCTCTGGCGCTCTTGATATACGATAAATAACAAGGGAATCTTCCATCATACTTAATTGATTTAATGGCTTAAGTGCTTTTTGCAAATAACCTATAACTTTATCTCTTGTTTCATTTAATAAACCAGAGTTAACTTGAATAATAGCATCAGTAGCAATTTTTAATCCTTCTTGAGAATTAAATAATACATCATCTTGGTATAAGTAATATTCTGCACCGTCTTTAATTAATTCAGCACCAGTCTTAGGGTCTTTAACCTTTTCTGTCTCTTTAATCTTACGAATTTTAGTTGGGTCAACTGGTCTTAATTCTTTTATACCATCACTAGGATTATTTTGGTCAATAATAACATGAAAGAATAACCTACCATCAACATACCAACGTTTAAATATATCATATGCGTTATTACGGAAGTTAGTTAAGGCAAGAATTTTTTCAAATTCCATATGAATTAAGTCTTTAACTTTATTTGATTGTTCTAGTTTATCAAGGTCTAATTTAAGAATTTTTCCTGACTCTACTGTGATAGCTTCATTACATATATCTTCAACTGCCAAATCTACCTCAGGGTACTGAGATATCGTGCGGTATTTCATTATTAATTCTTTATCGTTTTGAAACTTATCACCCTGTAGGTCCATGTACTGTCCAAAATACCCACCTGTAGGGGAAATTTCAAACGCACCATCCTCGTTATCTGGGGTAAACGATACTGGTTTGATATTTTCTGGTTGCTTTTTAGTTAATTGCCAACCAAATAGTGATCTGTTTTGTTCTGCCATTTAAATATTCCTTTACACTCTTTTCTAAATATATTTATAACACTTAGAAAAGAGTGCCCGAAGGCACTCCTTATGTTATATCGATGATTTACGTTGTCTTGTTAGATTCCCAATACTGAACTTGAAGTTCAACTTCAAACTCTTCAATCGTATCACCTGTCTCATAGCTTAATTCAATTGCTCCTAAGCTAGTAGGCCAAGTTCCTCTCATGTTATAAGTCTTCTTCACTGTACCATCTTTGTCCAATTGCTCAACGATCATATCAGCCATGTAATCACTAGGTTTAGTTTTACCTGTGTTTTGCTTATGCTGATTAATACCATTCATCCATTGTTCAAAAGAATTACGTACATTAAAGTCAGTATCGTTAATAACGGTAACACCCCAAGGGTCAAACGTTCTATCCCCTGCAATTTTAAGTTGACGCCCTCTGAATGGAACTTCAATTGGTGCAACTGTACTTGCCGGCATTGAACTTGCTTTACACATGTATGATGCTAAAGATACATCCGCAGTAACATATGATGGAAAAGCCATCGTTACTTTGAATAAATTAGGTCTAGCACCGCCGCCAACTAGTTTGGCCTTCATATCATCTACGCCTAATATTGCCATCTTTAATTACCTCCCGCGATTTCACTAAACTCAACACCAGTACGAGTTGCAATGAAGTTAAGTGTAATGTAGTTAATAGATCTTGCAGGTTTAACATAAATATCAGCAACAAACTTGTTAGTGTCAATAATGTTACCAGTATTATTAGTACCATCACAAACAACCTTAAAGTCCGTAATACCTCTACGACCCTGAACATCTCTCAAGAAAGGCTCAACCATATTTCTAAATTGTGCCCTCGTAAATTCATCATTAAATTCGAATAATGATGCTTTAGATGCTGTACTAATAGCCTTCTCCAATACAATAAACAATCTACGAACATTCAATCTATCGAACGATGATGGTTTTGATTGTAAAGTTTTATCACCAAATAGAACCGTACCAGAACCTGGGAATGTAACAATTGGGTTTACACCTGTCTTGTATAATTCATCCCTTTCGGCTTGATTAGGATTCCATGCTAGTTTAGTAACATTTCGAACATTACCACGAGTAAATCCAGCCGGTGAGAACCAAGGGTCTTGGGTTAAATCAGCGTTAGCTGTTAATCCTGCCATGGAACCTGCCGCGCAAATCCAACGATATACATCATTGTATTTGTCATACACATATAAAGAACTTGAATCTGCAAAACCATAAGATGTATTTCCACATCCTGTTCTCCATGTAGCTACTGTTGTAGCTGGTGCTGCTGCATTTGCTGTAGCTGCTCTCTCTGGTGAGACAAAGCCTACTGCATCTTTTCTTGCTGCCGCTAAGTCAACAATATGCTTACTTAACGTAATGTTCTCCCCTGCACTCAATCCTGAGTATGCCTGGAAGACCAAGCTTACATCTACTGTTTCCGCATCAGCAAATTTAGTATACATAGCAGTATTTTCACCTAGTGTTAATGCATTATCATCTACACCACCAGTTGTCCGAGCAAAAAATACATTTACTTGTGTAAATGCTTTTCCTGCTGCAGAATCGCCAGCATCTGATAATGCTGCTGCATGATTACCTATACGGATCCATTCAGAGTTTGCGTTGACATAATCTTTATAGTATAAAGAAGTGCCATCACTAGATTTTACATCACTTGCTTGACTTAAGTAACTATGTACTTCAAGTACTTCGCCAGCTGTGCCTGTTATAGCACCTGTATAATCTCTGACTACTAGGTGTATTTCATCATTTGAACCACCTACTGCTGCGGCTCCGGCAGAAGTGCCAGGAGCACTTTCTGTCCATGATTTCCAATTTGCAGAACCACTCCACGAACTGGCCAATGTTGCGACTTCCACTGTTAATGCATTACCCAATACACCAGGATGACGGGCCATAACCCAATCAGCTGCTGCAGGTGTTAATGTACTAAAATGGTCATCATTTTTTGCTAGAATACCAGTACCAGATAATGTTGCATTTCTGGCAGAGGTTCCAACAGCTCTGACAACTTTAAGATGGTTGCCATAACTTAAAAATTGGGCGGCCGACAGAACGCTTTCAAACGTTTCTGAATTGGGCTTCCCAAATTTATCTACTAATTCCGTTTCCGACGTTACAGTAGTTATCTCTTCACAAGGACCCCACTGGAATGCTCCAGCCATAGCTCCTATAGTTGACGATGTAGACGGAACGACATTAGTTAGATCGATTTCTTTTACCTGTACACCAGGCGATACTAGAAATGCCATTTATTTCTCCCTTGTCATGTTGTTATAAGTATTCATAATACGGTTTGTTCTCAATATACTTATTTATAAAAATCATCCTCTCCAAACTTTCCACTCCTTTCCAAAAGGATGTAGCTTCTGATCTGCTGGCATATTACCAATCGGGATGACTTCATCTTGTAATTGTTTAACTTTTTCCTTATATAACATATGTTTTAGCTTAACATCAGTTGATTCTTTAAAGAATACTGTGGATGAGAACCAACCAAATAAAACTAAATTCATCATTAAATCATCATTAGAGTTAAAATCTGATTCATATGATGCACCTTTTGCAATAAATGTACTCATTTCTCGTATAGTATCTTCATCATGTATTATTAATTTCTTTTGTTCCATTATATCTTTTATATTAGAACAACCAATCCTTTTAACCTTTCGAGTCATTGTTATACCAATTGCATTAGCTTTAATCATACTTTCTACAAATACATTCTCATATTCTAAATCATAATATAAACCATTACATACTACCTGACCAGCATCATTTGATTCCACTACAACGTATGCCATATTATAATATGTAGCATATTTATATATTACATCAGGGAATAACAAGGGACTCATTGTATTATCTCTAAATACACATACCTGTTCAAATGGATTAACTGTCACATCTATAACAGTAAATGTGGAATAATCTTGGCCTCTTCCCTTTGATACATCCACTGTCATTATATAATTATGGTCTTCAAGTGGTCTTTTGTAAATATTTAAATTATCCCAATAAGCAATAGGTTCACTTGCCCTTAAAGCTAATAAACAATCTGCAGATAGTAATGTATTACCTGTACCATGAAATGAATTTCCAAATTCTTGGTCAAATTGCAATGGGGAAGTGTTTTGAATGGTTGTTTCTTTCCATGCCTCATCTCTTCCTGGTACACTCCACCAATCTACTCTATATGGCTTAAATTCATTTGTATTTTGAATAGCACCTTCATATAGTTTATGGAACATATTACCTATACCATTGGCAGTAGACGTAATAATAACCTTAGATGTTTTACCTCCTGAGATTACAGGATATGTTGAAGTATAAAATTCTGTTGCTTGGTCTACGAATGCAAACTCATCAAGGTATACGAGATTAAGTGACATACCACGAATAGAGCTTGAGGATGTAGCTGATGCTATAAGTCTTGAATTATTTGAGAATGATATAGATTTTTTATTAAGAGATGTACATCCAGGTTGAAGAAAGAATGGAAGACTTTCTAACATAAGAGTAATCCTACCCAACATTTCCCTAGCAATTGTTTCTTTATTAGCGAGGATACCTAATACTTGTTCACCTTTAAATATAGCAAACCATAAAAGATATGCACAAACGGCAATTGATTTACCACTTTGTCTACATGCGAGAACAATATTAAATCTATTATCTTCAAAATGATTAAACATTTCTGCTTGATATGGATATAAATCAAATTGTACTAATCCTTTATCAAGATTAATAATTTTACAATATGTTGTTGCAAAATATACAGGGTCTTTTAAACACTTTTCGTATTCAACTAATTCCTCTTTAGTCCACGGATGTTCAACGTCTGCTCCACGAACATTAGGATTTCCTAAATAATAATTTTCTCTATCACTCATTTGGTAATTCTACAGTCGCGTCTATTATTTTTTCATCACGTAACATCTTCTGTAGTTCGGCTGTCGATCCTATAAATACGTTGTTGGTATCACCTTTATGGGTTAATGCAGGTGTTGATTCTTTATCTTGATCCTTTTTTCTTTTATGAAGTTTAAGAATCTTCTCCCCGATTTCTGCATTATTTTTAATTAGCTGGCCAAGCACTTCAAAAGCTCTTGGATGTTCTGACTCGCGAGCAAGTTCTAACATTAAATCTATTGCTTCATCACCTTGTCCAGCTAAGTTATATAAATTTTGACGGACTTGGTCGTAGTCCGCCTCAACCTTACTTTTCGTGCCAGTCAATGTGTGCTTCTGGATTTTCGTCTCCATGTTCATGGTCATCTTCGTGTTCTTGTGGGTTCTCATAATCTGTATTCCATAATTCCATTACACCATACTTTGTACGGCTTTCATCTTTGTTACCACCTTCATATGGTATAGCAAAATTTTCTTCAATAAGAGTTTGGTTAGCATCTTTACCATTTATCTCAATCGTACCAAGTACTCTTCCAAATTTACCCTTCTCCATATCTTCTGTAACTAAAGTAAATTCACCATCAGTTTCTGCCAATAGCTCAATTAATCTATGTTTAGCAGCAAGTCCCCAAGATTTCTCTTGTAAGTTTCTTGTTCTGCTTTCAGGTGTATCTATACCCATTAATCTAATTCTATCTCTCATGAATACAGAAAAACCTAATTCTATATCTGCGTCAATGGTATCTCCATCAACCACCCTTACTAAGCGTGCGTTAAATCTAAACATTTAATTCTCCTCTAATCTTCTACGTCAAAAAAGTTAATCGTTTCAGTGTATGGTTCTTTAAAACCACCAGCACCGTCAGATGTTGTTGTACCTACTATCTTTTGTTGCTCAAATTTATGAGTAGTAGGATCAACATTCTCTGAATAATCAACTTCTGTTTGGAGAATTTGTTTGCTCTTACCTATACCTCTATAATAACGAATACGAGTTGAGAAACCTAAAGTATAAACAATAGCTCTCCTCGTAACTAAATCACCCTCATAATCATCATTAGTATCGACACTCTCCAATATAATAGGAGTGTCTGTTTTAATATCCATTGTAGGGATATCTTTTATTGTTACCGTATATTCCGGTTGGAACATTGGTAGAATCTGTTCTAATAGTTGTAATGCTTCATCTTGGCTAGCAGCAAGGATATTTAATTCAAATCCAACCTTGTAGACTGCTGGAGCCCCGAGTTTATTTAACTGAAGCGTATCCCCGGTAATTACCTTACTATAACTCTTATGTTTAGATACTCTTGCATTAGCATCGTATTCAAACGAGCTTATCTCAAATGACATCCTTGGTAGCTTAAGAGCTATATTAGGACCAGTTGTTTGTTCATTTAAACGTGCAAGTACTTTACTCCTTGGAGCATAACCTAAAGGTACTTTAATCTTTTG